ACTATTTTTTCATAAATAGGTGTAATATAAGGAGCTTGACAAATGCAACACAGTTTATTTGCAAAATTACCACGTAAATATCCTATTTTTAAATTTATTGTATTTAAATATTCGTTTATTGCTTTATAAGAATCCATTACTAAGAATTAATATTATTTTTTAATAAGATTAGTTAATATTATTTTTATTGAGAAAAGGTATATACAGAAACCAAAGTATTATTAGAGAACATAGAATAATGATAGACCAATAGAATTTACTGGGTCTATTAATCGTTCGTACACTCACCAATGCTGTAACATAATGGTCTAACTCTATACCCTTTAACATATCATCCACTTCACTTTTCATTGAACCATTTTGATAAACGATAAAGTAATTATCTGCATTAAATGGTTCTTTTACTGTAATTCGTTGCATTTGTGAAAATACACGAGGAACATAAATGACTTCATAATTTTGAGTATAAGTTGAAATATTGGCATATACCTTATTATGTATATGACGCTTTGCATGATTCAGCCAAGATGGACTTAATGTCGCATAAGCATTCGGTATATATACCGAAATAATATGCTTATTCTTTGCTAATTCAATAATGTCTGTTGATATCTCCATATTAAGGATAGTATTAGTTTAATTGATTAATATGGATATAATACATAATAATCAATTTTTATTGCCTCCAAAAATAATTGATTGTTTCCTCTACAATGGTGAACCTATCGTATTTGAAAGATTGAAATATTTATATGATGTAGTTGATACATTTATTATAACTGAATTCAAAGAAACCCATAGTGGAACAATCAAAGATGAATATTTTGTTGATATATATTCTAAAGAATTTGAACCTTATAACAATAAAATTATTTATTTAAAATGTGATAAAATTCCTCCTATACCAACGAATTGGATTCACGAATCACAACATAAAGAATGGATGATTAATAAAGAAGCTTGGTGGAAAGAAAATTATCAACGGAATTATGCATATAGTACGAGTACTTTAGCAAATATTAAAGGTTCTTACGTATTAATTGGCTGTGATGTAGATGAAATTCCTCGGAAAAGTTTAGTAGAAACACTTCCATCCTTATATCCAAGATTACGCGTAGGTGCAAAATTAAGTATGTTGTTATTTTATTATTCTACAAAATGGGTTAAACCTTATCGTTGGACGCATCCATTTGTAGTCAATGATATTGGAATCGCATCAAAAGGCTCATTAGAACCCTATCGTACTGGAATTGCTTGTGAATTATTTATACTACAAGCTGGATGGCATTGTAGTTATTTTATGACACCTGAAGAAATAATGAAAAAAATAGAATCCTTTGCACATACAGAATATAATAGTGACGAATATAAAAATAAAGAATGGATATATAATTGTATTCAAACAGGTGAAGACGTATTTAATCGTGGGTCTAATGAAAAATTAATTATATATGATGGTGACGAAGGATATCCATTTGCGTAAAAACAATCATTTTTCTTTTATAGTATTAGGCGATTAATGTCAAATATTGAAGGGGTAAATCCTCAAAATATTTATTTTGAACCAATACCTCTTTGGTTACCAGAAGAAGAAGAATATTTGCGAATTATGCATCGTCGTTGCCATCGTCTCAGTTTATCATTTAGAAATATGCATAAAGAATATAAAATTCAACAAAATAAATTAAAATTACCTTCTATTATTATTTCATCAGTATTAGGTGTTGTATCTTTTGGTCAAACTGTATTTCCAGAGACAGCACAACGATGGATACCCATTGGTGTAGGTGGTATGAATATTGTTATTGCTATTATTAATACACTTGATAGTTATCTAAAAATAAGCGAACACGTTGCAAGTACATTAACATCACATAACGCTTTACAAAAATTAGCAGATGATATATTTTGTGAAATAATGATACCTACAAAAGATAGAGATAGTTCAGGTATTATTTTCCTTAGAGATTGTTATACGAAATATCAACAAATTGTAGATAGTTCACCATTGATTGATACTGAACTTCATACTGTTCCACAAATGCACGAATTAAAAAATATGGGCGATGAAATAGAAAAGAAACGTGGATTTAGTATATTTCCAAGAAAAACCAATTCTACCCCTCCTAAAATATCTATACCTGAAACACCCTTGGAAAAAAGACCATATCGTTTATATAATACAATCAAAAATATGATGCGTAATAAAAGTAGTGAATATAATGGTACAAGCATACAACCTTTACAAGAAGAAGCCGTATCTATTGAAATGAATGCTTATGATGCCGAAGGCTTACCAACTACACCTTAATGTTTCAAGAATAATAAGATGCATCTTTCGTAAATGTGTGTTAATGCAATAGAATTTCATTTTTTCTAAAGAATTAATAAACAAATCACAATCAAAGTTTGTTGGGACTTTTATAGCAATATATTGTGTATATGGAGCTAATCTATCACATACCTTATTTAACTCCATATTTGATAAAAATAGTGACACATTTGTTTCTGTCTTATACTCTGGACCACCCCACGGCGGGTCAATAAATATTAAATCGTGGTGCTCTAATCTCGGAATTATCTCTAATGCATCCCCACAGAAACATTTTAGATTAGATAAATTTAGCATCTTGATGTTATCCAATAGATGTTTATAACGTATCGGGTCTATCTCTATGGCTTTTACCTCTTTAAACGTATTTGCTAATGCAAATGCACTACCACCAATACATGCTGTCGCATCAATAATTGTAGCATTTGTAGGTAACCATTTTAATAAGAACTTTACAATATTATCTGCTGTCTTTGCATCCGTCGTACTAAATGTCGCTATATCATCCATCTTCAGTGAGTTCGCAACATCTACTGGCAAATTTTGAAATAAAAACTCTGCTTTCGTTTGATGTGAACGTCGCCAATTGAATGACTCATATCCAGTCATTCCCAATAATATATTCATACAAATTGGGTTTAAGTCAATTATTCAAGACACTCGTCAAATCCTCTTTCTTGGGATTCATCATTTTTTAGTGCATTCTTAAAGTTGCGTTCTAATGCTTTTATCTCACGTTTTATTTCAGATACACATTTTTTAGTAGTACAATTTTCAATGGTTTCTTTTAATTCATTTATCTTTTCATTTGGTTTCTCAATCGTTGACGACGACATAGGCACAAATATATTCTCAAATACTGGATATGCAAATTGACGAGCATCCCTTTGACGATTTAAATAACTAATTGTTCCTGCAATATCATTGAAGAATTTTTCAGTTCCTTTACCTGTAAAATGACCTGACTCGTCGCAATATATATTCATAAATTTATCCATATCCTCTGGTAATGCTTCGGTTGGCAAACGAATAAAGTTTAATAATTTGATAAGTGACATAGGGTCATCTAATATTGGTGTAGCCGTCATCATTAAAATACGAACCGAGTTATCTTTTGAAATAGTATAACTACGATGAATTAGCTCTTTCAATACTTTAGGGTTTGGACGTTCTTGTGTTTTAAGGTCGGGTGCATATAATTTATGGGCTTCATCTATAATAACCAATGTTTTACGAAGTATATCTTCTTTACCATTACGAGCCACTAATTTATTATAAAAGTCATTCTTACCTGTAATCATATTACCAAATTGTTTATAAGACATTGGCATAATCCATTGATTGGAAAGTAACTTCATTTGTTCCGTTCGTGTTTTCGGCATCATTTTATCTTCACGTTTTAAACGTTCTTGTAATACAAGACTACATACGGAATCAAACATATTCTTCCACATATCTTCTTTTAATGTATGTCTCGTTACCCATAGAATTGTATAACCTTGTGGTTCAAATGAAGTGGTTGCAGTTGCAATTGCAGTACACGTTTTTCCTGAACCCGTTGAGTTCCATAATAATAGTCCTTTGTAAATAGATTTTGGTGTAAAATAATGTCTTACGAAATCTTGAGACTTTGTAAATTCAACAAAAGCATTGGTTTTGACATTTTCAGGGGATATACAATCATTTTGTAATTTAACAAGAGGCCACTTATAGGCATTATAGTATTTTTGAATATAAGATACTAATTCATTATATCTTAACTTTGTAGAAGGTGGAACGGGTGTATAATTTCGTTCTTTTTTGAATTCTTTTAAGTAATCTTTTATATTATTACGGTATTTAATCAATATGTCTTTGTTTTCTAAAATCTCTTCTACAAATAATTCATTGTTTTCAAAGAAATCTTCGGGATAACTCCAAATAGTTGATAAAGATTTGCAGAATTTGGTATCTGTTTTTAATAGTTCACATAGTTTGGTACGAGCATTGCGTTCTTTGAATATATCTTTAACAACTGAATGAGCTTTAATAAATGCAATCATTATCAATGGTGTTGGAATTGGTAAAATATTGCCACTGCATCCTTTGGTACATTGGAGTGACTCCTTGACATCGTATTTTGTATTATATTTTTTAATATATCTTTCAAATGGTTCAATCTTCTTTCTTAATAATGCACTATATTTAGGTGCAGCCTTTTTATTTAAAATATCAAATTGATGGACGTTATATGTCAGTGGTGCATCAACTGCGGCTTCAATACATCTGCTTTCTAAATCGGCTGAAAATATAAGTGCTTGTAGGTTTATGGATGTATATTTTAAAAAGAGTTCAAAGGATTTCATTGCATCATATTTTTTCTCTAATTCTTCTGGGATTGTAAGTTCATAGCGGAATACATAAAGAGGCCACCCTTGTTTTGGATGAAATGGTAATCCAGATTGTCCACAATAACGTGTTCCTCTGCCAATTGCTTGCTTTTCATCTCCTATCGTAATCTGTGGTTCAAATAAATGAACGTATTTTATATCAAATAAATCTATACCTTCTTTATATCCTTGGTCTAAAATTATAAAACGGATGTTTTTACCATTTATATTATCAGGTCGTTTATTCATTGTATCTAAAAGTGATTTGCGAAAGCGAACACCAATGGGTTTTCCAAATAATGTTGAACTACATAGTAATGCAAATGTATTCTCTTTTAAAGAAGTTAATTTATAGTTTTTATCATAAGCCATTGGAAATCCATTTGCTTTAAACGCAGCTGCAATCATTTTTGCACCATTTATCCCTTTAATGTCTGTATATATAATGTGTTTAAAATGGGTTTTACTTGTTTTATAATCTTCTTCGTCCAAATCCGCTATTTTATCAAATAGAGCTTCCATTTTAGGACTTGCAATTGGCAATGCTTCTTTAACAGATTCTATATCAAATTTAACATTATCAATTTTATATTCAGGCGATATATGAGACCAAGCAGATACATTTCTTATACAATCGGCTGTTTTTGATATAGTCTCAGCCATTCTTCTAATTATTATTATATATTTTACTATTACCTATAATACTTTTAAAGGGGAATATGGTTCTATATGGTCCAAGATGTCCGAAAGAGCTTAGAATAAATATTAAATTGTCTGATATAATATTTATTAAAGCATTGAATAGTGGGTATAAAACTATGTTATTTGAAGTTGAAATTTTTAATATTAAATGTGCTTTAAAAATATTTATTAAAAATCCACGTAGTAAAATAAGAGAATGGAAGTTACATCATTTATTAGAACATCCTCATATTATTGATTTTTATGTAGGATTTGAAGACGCGAATGCATATTATGCATTAATGGAATTTGCATCTCGTGGTGATTTATATACTTGGTTACATAATCACACAAATCAACGAATTGTAGAGAGTGAAACCGTTAAGAAAATAATTCTTCCAATGTTATATGCATTAGATTATTTACATAGTAAGGGTATTATTCATAGAGATATTAAACCAGAGAATATTTTATTAGATAAAGAAGGTCATATTAGATTGGCTGATTTTGGATTATCTATTGATACAAATAATGAAAAACCTGTAAGTTATGTTGGTACAGAAGAATATATACCTCCGGAGGTAATTAAAAAACAAATACGTTTGTATTCAAGTGCAATGGATATTTGGTCTCTTGGAATATTATTCTATGAATGTTTACACGGACACACACCTTTTGGAGATAATGATAAAAATAAAATGACTCATAAAATAGTCAGAGGTACAATTAATAAGCCAATTGATATTTCATCAATGGGTTGGGATTTTCTAATGGATATGCTTCAAGTAGACCCTAATAAGCGAAAGACAACTTCGCAATTATTGAATCATCCATTTATACAATACCGTATCAAAAACGATAGAAAAACTATGGAATAAGTTATTTTAATGTTGATACGGCAATAAAGTGTCCTTTTGATTTAATATATTTTTTACCATAAGCACCTTTATAAATAACACGTTCTCTTCCAAGAATATGTTTCTTTTCAGTTGTTTTCTTGAGTGATTTTCCTCCTTTATGTGTCATTGACTTCAAAAGTACGTATTCAAATTTTTCATTTTCGTCTAAATCTCTTGGGTCTTTTAATTTTAATTCTTGTAATCTTGCTAATTGTTCATCAGTATATGTTTGCTGGGACATACTACTTGACACTGGTTGCTGGGACATACTACTTGACACTGGTTGCTGGGACATAAATTTAAAATTATCTGCTTTATTTTTTTCACTTAATACTCTACGAACATATCCTGCACATTCTATTTTACCATTTGTTTTTAAAGTAGCATATTCTGTATTATATTCTGATGTTCCTTGTTCATATACTTGTCTATCACTATATATATACCATTTATCACTATATTTTACACGTGCTACAAAATGATAACCACCAGTATGCCAAAATTCACATACTAATGTATAATTCTCTGTTAAAGTTTTATCAATTTTTGTATATTCATCATTCGTTGCATTTAAACTATTTATAAATAATTTAATAGGGCTTTCTTCTTTTATTTTCGTTATTACAGCATCAGCTTTAGAAATAGTATCAGGAAATATTTCATATACTTCTAATAGCCCTGTATTGTAAAATACTGAACCAATTTCTTCAAAATATTTACTTGTATCCCTTAGTGCATTTTCAACAGGACAACTAATTGGATTTTTATTTTGTTCTTCTACACTTTTTGTAAGGCTAATTAACGCTTTTGATAGACGTTTGACAAATCCATAAAATCTGTCATCTTTTTGTTTTATTGCTAAATATTTATTTAAATATGATATCATACCCATTGCTCTCACACATTGTAAAAATGAATTATATCCACATTGAATAGCTGGATTAATAATACCAGGGGGTGGTTGAGTACTCATATTCTATTTTATATATATATATTAATAACTATAGATATGATTCCAATTGGTTTGACCTTATTTATTGCATTCCTATGGAGTCTATCACCATTATTGGAGAAAGTGTTATTAGGTGGATTACCTATGGAAGCTATCTTAATACTTTTAGCACTTGTATATATTATTTGTACGTTCTTCTATTATATTTGGCATCGTAAAAAAGTAAATGAAGCGATTGTTAATTTACAATGGAAATATGTTGGTATTATTTTGGTGGCAGCAATCGTTGGTGCATTTATTCCAAATATCTTATTCTTAAAAGTATTGAGTAATCATGATAGTTATATTGTAACGTCTCTTACATATCTATCTCCTATGTTTACTATGGCATTGGCATATTGGTTCTTACGTGAAAATATATCCTTATGGTCTTTCTTTGGTGTAGTATTAATCGTTACTGGAATTATATTTATTATTATACATGAACATCGTAAAGATATATTAGACGAACAATACGAATTCTTAGGTTAATACTTAAACATTATGCAACCATTTATGTATAAATGCGATACAGTGAATTTGATAAAGAACGGGAAATTATTCAAACACGAATATGTGATGCTATCACAAAACAATTAAATGGAAAAAAACCTTGTGCCATAGAAGAATCAGTTGAAAGTAATCCAACGGACGTAACGGATGTTATATTTAATCCAAAAGAAGAATATGACTTTGCTTATTTCAATATTCAATGGAATTGGTATCGTTTAGGTTCATCCTATACTAAATTACCAGATGGACGTATCATTATGATTGGTGGTGAATATGATGATTACTATGACCCCAATTTCTTTATTTATAACGATGTCATTGTATTGGCAAATGATAAAATAACTATTTATGAATATCCAACAGAGACATTTCCAGCAACTGATTTTCATAAAGCCCTTCTTATTGATAATTATATTTGGCTCTTTGGTTCAATCGGTTATAATTCTTCTACGAAAAAACAAGAACGTATTCAAGTATGTCGTTTGGATATAAATACGATGAAAATGGAATTAATCAAAACCATAGGTGATTCACCTCTATGGATGTGTTTTAGAGAACCACAACACAAATGTTATCTACAAGGCTCAAATGAAGTTATCATAGAACACAAAAAAGATAAATGGATGTTTAATATAACAACTCTTGTTTGGAACTCATTTTATTAAAAATGATATGTTTTCTCAAATTCTTCTATACCTATAATTGTTAATCCAATATCACGTGCTTTATTTAGTTTACCACTATCCTCTGTTGGGTCTTTAGCAACAATAAATGATGTATTTTTTGAAACTGAACTTGAAACTTTACCTCCTAAGTCAGTAACACGTGTTTCCCATTCTTTATTACGGAATCCTGTAAATACAATATGAAGTCCATTGACAGACTTCTTGGAGCTATGTGATGACTTCTTTTGTTGAACTTGTTTCTTACAAACAAGACCGGTTTCCTTAAGAAATGATTGGAACTTAGGATACGTTTCAAGAAATTGCTTTGCTGTTGTTGCACCAATACCATCATTACCTATTAATTCTTGTTCTGATGGTAATATACCATCTACTATTTTCGGATATGCATTTAATATAACTTGAAGTTTCTTAGAACCAAGACCTCTTCCAAATACATTTGAGGCTGTCATTAAATCAATGCATTTTGCTCTTTGCAATCCATCTGCAATTGCAGCAATGACTTTCTCAGTTATCTTTGTTTGAAATCCCTCTACATTCTGAAGGTCTTTGGCTTTGACGTGAATCAATTTATTTATTGTTGTAATATTCGCTTGTTCGTACATCTTCTTTAATAAACCAGCGGCAAGACCTTTCATTTGTAACGTTGTAACGAAATGAACCATAACCTTCAATTGAATTTCAGCATTATCTGTTTGATTTGCTAATTGAATATCAATATGTGTATCATTCCAAGTAAAATCCATATCAGGAAAAGCAGGTTGTTTATTCGCAGAGGGTGTCAATACTTTTAAAATAAAAGGTATCACATCCCCACTACGAATAATTATAATACGAGACCCTGGTCCTATCTTGTTTTGTTCTATATAATTTGCATTAAATCCAGTTGCTTTACGAATAGATGCACCTGCAAGTGTGACTGGGTCAAAGTGAACAATTGGTTTTAAATATCCATCCTTACTTGCATTCCATTCTACCTCTTTAACAATGACCTCTGCTTCATCGTGTGTCAACAGACTTTTGAATGCAAATGCATATTTGGGATTTTTGCTTTTACCACGAGGATGAGATTCATTATGCATTACTACAATGCCATCTACTTCAAATGGTGATTTACTACGACGTTCCATTAAAATCTCAGATAAATGTGTCATTGTCATGTCATCTTCCTTTAAAACAATTGAATGCGCGCACTCAAATCCCATTTCTTTCATTTGAGTGAAACCATCTTTTGGTGTAGTTGGAGCAGGTTTCAATAATTCATAAGCAATAAATGTTACTTGTGAAGCAACTTCTGGGTCTGGATGTTTGGAATGCATTACACCTGCAACCATATTTCTTGCATTTGCACCTTTATGTGAGATTGTTTTCCATTTTGCCTTTGAAATAATAAGTTCACCTCTTACTGCAAGTGGAGTTGTTTGAGGAATTGGTAAATTAAGGAAAGTTAATAAATTACTAATATCTTGACCATATGCACCATCGCCACGACTATACAAAGAAGTCTTACCTTTGGCATTTATATAATAGAGTGCACTATTTCCATCTAATTTATCAGAAATAACATATTCATCTTTATATTTTTTAATCCAATTTGCAAGAGCCTTGGGGTCGTCACGAATCTTGTCAAGACTTCCCATAAATTCTGGAAGCTTAACTTTTGTTCCTGTGACAATCGCACCAATTTGTTTTAATATTGGATTCTTAGGGTCTCGTTTCTCAAGATAATCTTTGGTAAGGTCAAATAAATCATCTGTTAGAAGAGGTTCACCTACATTGTAATATGCATCATTTGCATCTTTAAGAAGCTTTGCAATATCTTCAGTAGATGCACCTTCTAATGCTTTTATACCTTTCCGTGTAACATCTACTGCAAGGGTCATTGCTGTTATATATATGGATAATGTTAAATCAATTTTTAGATTTACAAAATAAAAATTATTAAAATCAAGTATATGAAAAGCCTCTGAGAGTCATTTGAGTGGATGCATCGTGGGCTAATTTATCTGCGACTGCATTCCATTTAGATTCAAAGTCCTGTTTGTTTGTATGGGCACGCACGTGATGAATAATCCAAGAACGAGAAGACATATGTTTATCAAGTATTTCAAGAAGGTCGCGATTTAGGACAGGTGTCTTATCAACTTTAGTCCAATTATTTTGTTTCCATTTTCGCATCCATTCATTCATAGATTTAACAAGTAATTTACTATCTGAATAAATTGTAAGTGTTTTTTTAGAAGATGTATCAATTTTATTTGCAATATCAAATGCATTTAAAATGCCATAAAGTTCAGCACGATTGTTTGTTATTGCACCATGGGTTTCAGATTTCATTGTTATAGAAACATTGTACTCTTGTTCGTAAGGCCACACAACAGAAAAACCTCCTTTGGCATTTGCATTTCCATTACCAATACACGAGCCATCGGTAAATGCAATTAATGGTTTTGGTGTAATAATATCAGTCATACCGAATTGTTTAAGAATACTCATTATATCTCTTTCACTCATTTTTTCTCTGGGAAAATATACAATGCCACGGATATAGATGAAAAGAATAATATACCTCCCCAAATGGTATCTTGAACTGCAACTGCAGCATCATAATTTTTAAGAAGAGATAGGTTTGTAAAGTTATACACACCATAAATCACTAAACCAATCAAGAATGCATATGTGGGATTAGGAAGTACTAAATACAGACCAAGCGCTAAGAATGCATAGCAAATGAGTGCAGGAATCATCTTTGCTCTCATCGGAGACCCTTGTACTTTTTCAGTGACTGCGGCATAAGCTTTGAATCTTATGGATATCCAAATGGCATCAAGAACTAATAGAGTAACGAATGCAATTGCTAATTGTTTTAAACGTAGGGATAACATTTAATATAATATCGCACAAAAAATTGAATCTTATTTTTAATTTACTTATATAACATATTATGGCTAATATTAATCTTCAAACGAGTACTATTCTTATGATTGATACCAGTTATTATATATTTAATAGGTTTCACGCAACTGCGCGATGGTTTAGTTTCAAAGAACCCGAGATTGAAGTACATCTGCTAACTGAAAATAAAGAGTTCATAGAAGCATTCTTTAAACATTATAATCAAGATTTATTTATGCTTTGTAAAAAAAACAAAATAGTAAATGATAATATACTCTGGTGCATTGATGCACCCAGAAGTGAAATATGGCGTATGAAACTACATACAGAATATAAGGGAACTCGAGAGCATCTTAAATTTGATAAACGTATCTTTCCGATATTCTATGAATATCTAATGTCAAATGGTCAAAGATTGGTTCAATGTCCCACATTAGAAGCAGATGATGTGATTGCACTCATTCACGAAACGATTCGTGAAAATGATGCAACCCATCCAATTCTAATTATTACAAATGACAATGATTACCTTCAATTATGTTCTATTTATACACGTATTCAAAATATGCAAGGGCGTGATATATTTACACGTGGTTCAGGTGATGCGAAGAAGGATGTACTTATTAAAATACTGATGGGTGATAAAAGTGATAACATTCCAGCGGTTTATCCAAAATGTGGACCTAAAACGGCAATTCAATTGGCGGAGATGTCAGAAGAAGAACGATTTGCTGAACTTGAAAGACGAGGTGCACTCGTCCAATATAAAATGAATGAAACACTTATTCGGTTTGATTGTATCCCAGATGAATTAAGAACTACATTCAAAAACTTATATCAAATTAATATTCTTAGAATTTAAGGATAAAAATTGATATAAGAGTAAGAGTCTTTTGTTACAACTTGATGAATGTGTGAAGATGATGATGAAGATGCCATTTGGCAGAATCTACGAGATTTGAAGAAACATTTATCCGATGACCCAGATGATTTAGCAGATGTTGATGATGAAGTATTATGTGAGTCTTGTCAGAGTAAGCGTATATTAACGGATGAGGGGATTCATGTATGTTTAGATTGTAATACGATACAGGGTCGTGTTATTGAGATGGGAGCAGAATGGAGATATTATGGCAACGATGACCATCGCGAAGAAGATCCGACGCGTTGTGGTATGCCATTTAATGACTTATTGCCCCAATCGTCTCTTGGAAGTATGATTGGAAGTCGTCGTAATGAAAGTCGCGAGGTTCGTAGAATTCGTATGAATCAAATGTGGAATTCTATGCCATATTGGGAACGTACACTTTATAAAGTATTTGATGAACTTATTCAAAGTACGTCATTACATAGTGTACCTTCCAAGGTATTAAATGATGCCAAGGTTCTTTATAAAAGGGCGAGTGAAAAGAAAATCAGTCGTGGAGAAAATAAAGAGGGTTTAATTGCATCTTGTATTTACTATGCGTGTCATATGAATAATGTTCCAAGGAGCACGAAAGAGGTTGCCCGTATGTTTCGTATAGACCCGAATGTATTGACGAAGGGTAATGCACGTTTTCAGATTCTTGTAAATTTGAATGTTAAGAGTGCAAGTGCAGAGGATTTTATTAGTCGGTTTGGTTCAAGGTTAAATATGAATTACGACCATATAATGGAATGTAAACAATTTGCAAATGTATTGGAAGAGAATGATGTTATAACCGAAAATTCTCCAACATCTATTGCAGCGGGTATTATATACTACTTTGCGACAGTAAAACAATTAGAATTAACTAAAAAACAGATTGCAGAAGCGTGTGAAGTATCAGAGGTTACAATTACGAAGTGTTTCAAACGATTACAAAAAATGAAAAATGGGGGTTGAAATGCTTTTATTGGAAATGCTTTTATTGGAAATGCGTTTGTTTAATGGATATTATTTTAGCCTAATTATTATGGAAGACACCGTGGCGGAGTGGTTTAACGCGCTCGCCTACTAAGCGAGTTCCTTATGGGATCACAGGTTCGAATCCTGTCGGTGTCGTTTTTTTTGTTGCTTCATTAAAAATTGATGTTTAAAGATTATAAATAGTAATTATATATGTCGTTCATTGAAGTGTGTGCTGGTGCAGGTGGTCTTAGCACAGGCTTTATTCAAGCTGGACTAAAACCTATATTATTAAATGAAATAGATAAAACATTCTGTAAAACATTAGAAACAAATCATAATGGAGTAACAATTATTCAAAAGAATATGCAAGATTTATCATTGATTGAATATAAAGGAAAAGTTGATATTCTTGCAGGAGGAGTCCCTTGTCAAGCATTTTCTATTGCAGGAGAACGAAAAGGATTAGAAGACCCACGGGGTAAGCTTATGCTTGATTTTAATAGACTTGTAAATGAATGTATGCCAAAAGTATTATTAATTGAAAATGTAAAAGGTTTATTAAATCATAATGGAGGAGAAACAATTAAATCTATTATAGAATTATTTGAGAACGAATGTAAATATAAAATAAGTTATAAATTATTAAATGCAAATGATTATGAAGTTCCTCAGAAGAGAGAACGTGTCGTTATTATAGGAGTTCGTTCAGATATTAAAGGCTCATTTGTTTTTCCGGAAAAACAAAATAAAAAATTATTATTAAAAGATGTATTGATGGATGTTCCTATAAGTATTGGTGTTATTTATTCTGAGGCAAAAAGAAAAATAATGGAACTTGTTCCAGAAGGAGGATGTTGGATACATTTACCAGATGATATTAAGAGGACGTATATGGGTAACTCGTTAGAAGCAGGTGGTGGTAAAAGAGGGATGGCACGACGTTTATCAATGAATGAAGCGTGTTTAACATTAACAACATCACCTTGTCAGAAACAAACAGAGCGATGTCATCCAATTGAAACAAGACCATTAAATGTTAGGGAATATGCAAGAATACAAACATTTCCAGATGATTATATATTTCACGGAGGGATGATGATGCAATATAAACAAATAGGAAATGCAGTACCTGTACGTTTAGCTTATTTTATTGGCTGTCAGCTAAAGTCATTGCTTTCATTAATTCACTAAGAGACCTCTTTTTTGTTAAAGCATTCTGTAATTCTATAAATGTTTTATAATTTTGAAATATTACTTGTAAAGTATCCATTAAATCAGTATAAAACGATTCTCGTCCTGATAACATTTTATATGCTTCCTTTCCTGATAATATTTCAAAATTATCTTGTTTCTTCATTTTAGTCCAAGCATTTACAAAAACCAGATACGCCTTTTTACCATTAGATGCGTTATCATTTAATTTTTTAAAGACCGATTTCTTTGCATCATGATTCATCGTATTTTCTTTATTTTTCCATTCCCATACTTCTGTCCCATCTTCTTTAATTACATCACAACCAGATACATGTCCTACTTTAACATTTTTATAGCCTTTAAAATATCCAGCAAGTGTTTCGTGAAAATCACCCATATTCATTTCCAAAACTTTTTGGAGATTACGCAAATGTTCGTGTTTTAGCCAATCTTCTTGAGACCAATTATAATATGACATAATGATTGTTTTCATAAACTTGTCATCTGTTTTGGAATTACGTGATTTAATTTCAACTTTAAGAGCTTGAAATATAGGTTTAATTGCAATCAGGAAATTATTTGGTGAGATTTCAGGTATTTTATACCATTCTGGTAATATACGGGGAGATGAAACGGGCATTTTAGTTATAGATAATGTTAAAAATATGAAACGATATAAAAAGATTAATATTATATAATATAGTAATGTGGGTTTTACTTGGAGTAAGTGATGATACAGTTGAAAAAGAAACATTTGTATATTTTATAGGTGTATTTGAAAGTTTACTTCTTGCAAAAGAAAAAAGAGAATATTTAATTGAAAATAAAAATTCCAAAAGAAGTGATTATATCATTAAACCTGTAACTGTAAATACTTCATATAGTTATGATTGGAGTGTTAATGATGAAGATGATATAGAATGAATAATAATTAGAAATCATCATTCATATCAATTTCAAAGTTATCAGGCATACCTGCATCTTTTTCAACACCAACGCCAGCTTTAGAATATTCGCTAATCTTTACTTCAAAGAAGTTACCTTTTCCTTCAAGTGCACTGAATTGCATAAATGAGAATGGATTTTCTTTATGGTAAATTTTGTCATAGCCAATCATTCCAAGGAGTCTGTCAGCAATATATTTGATATATTCTTTCATTAGCACTTCGTTCATACCGAGCATACTGCAAGGGATACTTTCAGTAATGAAACGCATTTCAATATCAACGGCTTCTTCCATCATTTGGTTGACGGTTTCAACTGGAACACGATTTACGATATAAGAATATAGGAGACAAGCGAAATCTGTATGTAGAGTTTCGTCACGAGCAATGAGTTGATTTGCAAAGCTTAGACCGGGGAGTAGTCCGCGTTCACGTAGCCAGAAGATGGCACAGAAACTTGCTGAAAAGAATACTCCTTCTACGATAGCGAATGCAATAAGGCGTTGTGCGAAAGATGCATCTTTATCTTCAATCCATTTAATAGCCCATTGTGCTTTTTCACGAATTGCTGGGAAGTTATCCACAGCATTGAATAGTTTTTCTTTTGTAGCTTCATCTTTTACATAAGTATCAATCAATAGTGAATATGTTTCCGAATGGACGGATTCCATAGCAATTTGGAAACTATAGAATGCTTTTGCTTCAGGAAGTGCAATATCATTCATAAAGCGAGCCCCGAGATTTTCCATTACAATACCATCGCTTGCTGCGAAGAAAGCAAGAACGTGGTTTATAAAGAACTTTTCGTTTTCTGTTAGTTTTTCAAGGTCTTTTAGGTCTTGTCCAAAGTTAATTTCCTCAACTACCCAATAACTGGCAGATGCCTTTTTATACATTTGAAAGATTGGGTCGTACTCCTTTGCAATAGGAAAAAGCACATAACGGTTCTTATCTTGAGAAAGGAGGGGTTCAAATGCAGCCATTATGTCCTAAATGTAATAGTTTATAAAAATAAAAGTCAAATTTTTACATCATTTAAGAAGCAACATATATTTTTCCATCATATGACATATGTGTATCCATATCCAATCCAAGTAATTGAACTTGACCTTTTGTTAAGTCGTCCATCATTGCTTTAACTAATTTTCGTTTAGTGGTGTCTTCTAAAAATGTTACAGTAGATATACCACGATCACGAAACTGCTGTTGTTGTCGCAAATAATTTAAATATTTTTGTACATCATATCCCCAATTACGCATATTATTAAAATTATTAATTACATTTTGATAACCAACTTTAGCATTCTCATAATTATTAATTGCTGCATTAATTGCATTATTATGTTGTTGGTTTATCCATGCGCGACTTGGTCCTCCTCCCATTTATATATTGTGTATAAATTAAACCATTACGATTATTAAATCTCATTACCCATTACGATTATTAAATCTCATTACCAGTATTGTGTTCTTAAACGTGCAATTTCATTATTAAACATACGAATTACTGCGTGACAATAATTATACCAACCAGTATTTTGTCCTATCCAATTAACAATACTATTTAATGTATTTGAATTTGAATTTATTTGTTTATTAATATCATATAATTCTCCTTGTAGTTTATTCTTAGAACTATTTAAAGCACCTAAATATCCTTTTTGATAGTTTCCTAAATTTGGGTCAGGTCGTGCTGATACTGTTTTTAGCACAGTTGTTGTATTAAATTTTACTCTTATCATATTATCAACAATACTCCAATCACGATTACCACAAGGATTCATTTTACCAACACGCACATACTTTCCAACTTCAATGGGTGTTGCAGTAATCGTTTCTTCATTTCCATTTGTAGTTATCTTAATATCATAATATTGTGTAAAGAGATATAATGCATAATCTATATCAATTGTTGCAAAATTGACAATATTTTGATTTACTCGTATTTTAACATCGGTTATAGTACCAGATGGACTTAAATTAACGACAAGACCATCTGGATATGACATATCATAACCTGAATTAATGGCACAAGCATAGTTTTTAATGTTATCTTTATTAAAATCATTAAATTTGATACGTTGTACTTCGTAACCATTAAAATTAGCAATAGATGGAGTATTATTAGGACCTATGTCTTTTTGAATTGTACTATTATCTGGTGGTAAATTTTGAGGATAACCTGTATAACAAAACGCCCAGTTATTTGGTGTTCCACGATTTACATTCTCTGGATTATTACCAATTACAGGTGGAATTGTTTGTGTAGTATCATATACTTGACCAAAATTAGGTATAGTTAATTTACAATTTGCATTTGGCATATTGTCTTGATATTTTAAAGAATTTTGATAAAATTCCATTTGTTTCTGTTGTTCTGGGGTTGGTGTATTTGAACCAATTTGAGCTTTTAATTGATTTATCTTAATCGTCCAATAAAGTGGAGGATGGTCTGATTTACCATTGTCACAATTAGCATAATCTGGTGTAAAATAAACATCACAACTTCTTACTTGAATATTAGATGCTTCTTCTGCATAATTAGCAAATTTTTCTTTTTTAAACTGTTGCAAAATATAAAATGTAATTAATACAAGTAATATTGCCAAAATGGCAATTATTAAATGATGCTGCAAATCCATTTTTATCTCTTATATATTGTGTATGTTTTTTTAGATTTTATTTCGCCTTCTGAGCTTGGTAGCGCTCAGCCACAATCTTCATCAGGTCACGAGTCGCAAGCTCTGGCTTTTCCTTCTTCACAATGTGCATGTTGTCCTTGATGAACTGTTGGTAAGCATTCAGGGGCTTCTTGGGCTTCTCCTCGCCATCATCGTCCTTCTTCTTGGTAGCCCGCTTCTTCTTCTCCTTGGGCTTCTCCTCATCCGACTCAGTCTTCTCCTCAACTGCCTTGTCAGTCTTCTTCTTGTAAGCCCGCTTCGGCTTGACCTCGGGCTCAGCCTCCTCATCCGAATCAGTCTTCGCCTCAACCGCCTTCTTCTTGTAAGCCCGCTTCTTCTTGACCTCGGGTTCAGCCTCCTTCTCATCCGGCTTGACCTCGGGCTCAGCCTTCTTCTCGGGCTTCACCTTCTTCTCCTTGACAGCCTTCTTCTCCACAATCTTAGGAGTCTCGCCGTCGTTGTTAGGGAGGGCGAGCTTCTTCTCCTTCTTCGTCTTCTTCTCATCGGAAATCTCATCCGCATCCGAGGACTTCTCAATCTCCTCCAGAGACACCTCCTTCGTGTGAGAGTCTTCGGGGATTTCCTCCAGCTCGGGAAGCTCAGCATACTCGTCAATCACAGGGCTCTCCTTGGAGAGCTCCTCGTCAGTGCCAGTCGTCTCGCCAATCTTAGACCACACCTTGAAGCCATTCTTCATCGTCACCATCCAGCGCTTCTTGTCGCGACCAACCATCACAGTCCCAATCTGCTCGCACTGAGGAGCATAGCCCAGACCGAAGGGGCTAATCTCCCGTCCGTTGTACATGAACGAGGGGTCGTTCTTGCACACCTTCTTGGAAGCGGAAGCCATCTTTTGGTAAGAGTTTTTGCGGTTGAACAGTTAAATGTACGAGTGCAATTGTAATGAGCAGTAATGTTATATTTGTAAACAAAATCAAATTTTATATAAAATGGTATCTTTTTCATACAAATTTGAATGGGAAATACAAATTGATATTTGAATGGGAAATACAAATTGATATTATATAAAAATTGATTATATGTACTGTTTACTTTTTGTGCTATTACAAATGACGATTCTTCAATATATTAAGCAAAAAAAATTAAAGTCAATTATAAATATATTAAATAATATATCTATTCAATGGAATTGGAATGCTTTAAGTAAAAATCAAAATATTACTTGGGATATTGTTAATTCTAATCCAGATAAACCTTGGGATTGGACTGCTTTAAGTTACAATCAAAATATTACTTGTAATATAGTTCAAGCCAATCCAGATAAACCTTGGAATTGGAATGAATTAAGTCTAAATTCAAATATTACTTGGGATTTTATTCAATCTAATCCAGATA